CATGTACTCGATGGTCTGGTCCTCTGCGGCGTTCGCCTTGGCAAGCCAGGCATCCACCTTATCGCGCTCCCGCTGTAGGCGCGCGTATTCCACCTGCGCAAGCTCCCGGTTGCGCTCCATCTGCCGCCGTGCGTCCCGGATCTTGCGGACACACCAGGACGCGGAGGACATCTCCGTGACCTGGAATTCCGGCTTGCGGATCTCGTCCTCGTCGTCGCCGAACTCGATGATTGGATCTGCCATCAGTCGTCCCTCCTCTCTCGTGTGGTCGTGGGCCTCGAGGCCCCGCCGTAGACCATGCCGATGTTGCGCAGGATGTCCGCGAAAATGGGGTGAACCCCCGCCGCCTCGCGGTCCCGGTCGTCGTCGGCATCCCGGCGCGCGTCGATGGCGTGGCTGGCCGCAGACTCCACGGCCTGCGGCTCCGGCACGTTGTCCTCGGCCTGCCGGTACAGCGCGTTTTTGGCGTCGTCATCGAGGTAGGGGAGTACGTCGGCGGTCCCGGGCTTGTCCGTGGCCTGCGGCTCCGCGTCGGCGTAGGGGTGCGCGGCGGTTACCTCGACCTCCGCCGCGTGGTCCGCGTCCGCCTTATGCAGCACGCAGTCCAACCAAAAAGCCGCGTGGTCAAGGTAGGCGTAACAGTGGTACGTCATGACGCGGCCTCTTGTATTTCGGATAGCTCGGCTATCTGCTCTGCAAGCCGTTCGGTCTCTGCAATGCATCGATCCTCGGTCCAGTTTTCCGGCGTATCGCCTGCATGTGCGCAGTCAAATCCGAAAAACCAGAGATCTTTTTCATCGGTTGGGTATTTTCCTCCCTGGCCGGAAAATGTAATTCCTCCGTGCACATCGAAAAATAATTCAGGAGTCAATGCCCCGTGATCTGTATGCATGCTAGCGCAGAGAATAGAAACGATACCCCTGTCTCCCACGGTTTGTTTTTTCCATTCCTCAAAAAACCTATTCAACGCGGGAGTTTCGGATGAATAATCGACACCGTACAAAGGATGATCGGATGTAATTCCGACATAACCGCAAAGGTGCCCCATATCCGTCCTTATGACCACGCACCGGATTCCTTTTATGGCCCACCGTTTGATTTCGCTCATACCCCTGCCTCCGGGTCGAACTGGACCCCGTCCATCTGCGGCGAAAACACCAGCTCATGCAGGATGCCGCGCTCCCTGAGCTCTCGCAGGCACGCCCTAATCCCGCGCATGGTTCCGTAGACCCTGAAGCCCTCGACGCGGTCGTAGCGAAAAGCCTGGTTGCGCTTGATCAGCGCGACTGCCGCGTCCGATGCGTGGCGCCCTCGTCCCTCGACCCGCAGGCCGAAGGTCTCCACGCTGTCGCGCAGGACCGTGACGCGCGCCGGATGATCTGTTATCATGCCGCTCTCCTTTCCTCTGATAGGCGACCGGCGCGGACTGTGCGCCACACCGGCCGCTCGACAATTGCTTCCGGCTCATGGCGAGCCTGTCCACGGGCCTTTTCCGTGCGCTCTTCCTTGGCCGTGCGCGAGCCGTCCAGGAGCTCCAGTCCTGCGCCCGCATCGTAGTTGACCATAATCCGCGGATCCCCTCCCGAACGCCGCGGCGTGATTTGCCCCTGCGCGCGGACGACCACCACGATCGACCACACGGCATCCGCGTACGCCAGGCCCTGAGCGTCCAGGTTCCAGCGGTGATACATCGCAAGGCCGAGGCGCGGATCCCCGGCTGCGCGGGCGTTGCAAAGCGCCTGGAAGCGCTCCATGGCCACGACGTGGGCCCGGAGGTCGTCGCGATGCTGGTCGTGGTAGACGCTGTTGAATTGCGCAAAGCCCCAATCGGTTGATCCATCCCAGGCGTTAAAGCGCTCCGCCGTCGGATCGAAGCTGGCCTCCCACTCCACACGCGAGACGGCGACGGCGGGGTCAGTACCGGCGGCGAGGGCGGCATGCACCACCAGCTCGACGTGAGGGGCGGGCGCGGAGAAAAGACGGGCGACCAGGATGACAACGGGGATCATTGGTCGCCCCCAATCCGAGGACGCGCTACGGGCAGGTTCCGCTCCGCCTCAGCGCGTCGCAGCACGGAGCGGCGGAGCGCCACGGCAAGGGCGATGATGCCGCCGGAGACCAGCAGCGCAACCACGGCGCATAGCCAGCGGGGGATCATTCGCGCACCAACCTTTCCGCCTTTTCCATGGCAAGTTCCAGGCTGCGGCGCGTGTAGTGGCAATGCTCAGAGTCGTACGCCTTAAACGCCTCTATGAGCTCTTCCGTTGCTTTGCGTAGCATCTCGAGGCGCTGTCCGTCTGACCCAGGTATAGCGCACATCAATAGTCGTCCAATTCGCGCTGTATCATGGCCTCACCCTCGCTGTCCTCGCACTCTCGTGGCGGCATATGCTCCTCGCAATGTTTGACGATGGTTCCGTCGTAGACGTACTGCTTGCAACCACACGGGAGCGTTTTGATCGGGTCAGCCATGCTGCCCTTGCGAAATCTCCATGCCAGCTTGTGTTTCATGCGCGCCTCCAGCTTATTTGCAGTTGTCCGGTCATCTGCCCGGACAGCGGAGCCAGGTTGTCGCGCACATACTCGGCGGTCTCCTTGTCTCCGCAGCAAACAAGGAACGGCATGTCGAAGCAGTGCCACTTCCCGGCTGGAGTGTCCGATGCGTTCATTTCGCGCCGCATCTCCATGTCGGCCCTAAAGGGCTCAGGGAAGCTGATGCCGAGCCTCCGCTCCATGTCTGCGATCGACAGGTTTCCAAGCATGATTGAGTTCATGCGCGCCTCCGGGGCAGCAGGCTGGGCAGCAGGATCAGCGGGTCGGCAAGGAGCGCGATGAGAAAGAGGATTGCGAAGGTCATGTGGGCCTCCTGCGCTGTTTACCTGCGGCGTTGGCGAAGTGCTCCTCCAGCGCCCTGCGGACTATGTCCCCTGCGGACCTCCCAGCGTCCTTTGCCTCAGAGAGGATCTTCGCCCGGAGGAGCGGGGGGAGGATAAAGGTGAATCGCGTTTCGTTGTCCATAGCGACCATAATAGGATATGATAGGAGGTATGTCAACAACTATTTTCAACAATCGGCTACGAACACGTGTTAGGCGATCGGTCACCTTTTCGCCTCGGCGGAGGATAGGGCGTCCAGGTGCGCCGCCATGATTTTCAGCTTCTTGATCAGGTTGTGCGCCGCCTCCAGTTTCCGGGCCGTCGTGTCAAATGAGTTGACGTAGTGCTCGATGGCCACGAAGATGCCTTTCTGCGTGTAGTTCTCGATGCCGGTCATGGCGAGGTGGGCGTTGGCTTTTTCCTGTTCGACGTATTCTTTGGCTTCTTCAATTAGCGCATCGACCTTGCGAGGGTCGTATGTCCTGGCGTCCTTTAATTCGGCATCCTCCGACTCGATCTTCTCCATACGCTCAGTGAAGGCATCCGCGTCACGCTTTTTCTTCAACTCGTAATCATCGGCCCGAGTCCAGTCCGCAGGCTTCTCCCCGGTCTCGACTACGTGTTTGATCCGTTTCTCGCGTGCCTTTGCCTCCGCCTGCTTCTCCTTGGTTTCGATGGAGGCTATAACCTGATAGGCTTCCTGCAAATTCCCACACCGCGTGCGAATTTGTTCCTGCCATTTTGCAATTTTGATATAGTTGTCAGCCGCACTATGACTGAATGAACATGAAGCTTTGATCCACGCGCCAAAGCTACCATGGCCAACACGCTCCTTTGTTTCCACGAGATAATTTCCTATAAGAATCGCTTTTTCTATTGTGCCTGTTAGCGCGTCTTTTATTTCCTGGTGGAGTTTATTTACCTTTTCGGCAATGGTTATATCGGGATGCATGTGAATACCCTCCATTCAATACCAAGTGTTTCGAGAACTTTCTGCATCTTTGCAGACGGATTTCCCGTGATTACGATCACGCGACTATGGAATGGGTAGAAGGTTCCATAGTAGGCAAGTTGCCCTATGGCCTGATAAATAACCGCGTCCTGATTTCCGTATTTAATTTCGATTACACAAGCGGATGTTAGAACGTCTATTCTGCCGCTTTCCACGACAACCTGTTCCTGATGGTCTATTCCTTCGGCCCTCAAATGTTCGCAGAATTTGAACTGTACAAGAGCCTCCCTATCGCGTAACTTGTAATGTTTCGATACCAATGAATTGTATTCCCGTCGCAAAACGCGCGCCCTCTTCTGTTCAAAGGCTATTTTTTCATGGAGCTTTAGGATCTCGGAAACGACAGGATCAGCCTCCAATGAGCCCATAGATCGCTCCTTCCTCGATTGCCTTCGTGATTTTCTCTCTGATGTAGACTAGGCCTTTGGGCGTGATGATGGTCATGCGGTTGACTATCATGCTCCCGTCCTCCGTTTCCGCGTTGGACATCCGTTCCTCCAGCTTCATCCGGCCCGCGTCAACATGCTCCTGTTTCGGGGCGTGGTAGTCCCAGTGAGTTCTCGGGTCACGCCGCTTCATTATCATCCAGGTGGAGCGTAGGAAGGCGTACAACTGGGAAGGGCCAAGGTATTTTCCCGGAGCGATCTGGATCGAGAGCTCCTTGGCCGCCTCCCGGACCTCGTAGACCTTACCGCTCGAAACGATTGCGGCGCCAAGGTCTGCATTGGGTTTCATCGCGGCGATGGCGCCTTTCAACGCTTCGATAACGCGGCCACTTTGGGCAAGCGCGTTCTGCGCGTCCTCAAGGATGGATAGGTGGTTGTCGCTCATTGCGCCTCCAACAAAAAAAGTCGGGCCACAGGACTGCGGGGGATGAATCCCGCGGGCGTTGGAGGTCGCCCTGTCCTATGGCCCGATCTCCTCCAATGTTGCCGGGCATCACTCCGGCACGTTGAATATACTTCCTTTGGGTTCCGGTGTCAACCCGCCAGCGCCCCTATGGTATCGCGTGCCCCAGGAGCCCGGCTCCGACAGCCACGCCGATAACGGCCAGGATGGCGACAAGGCGGGTCACCACGAGCTCCGCGTCACGGTCCTGCACATTTTTACGCTCCACACGCAGAGCGGCCTCCCCAGCCTCGGCCTTGGCCTTCCAGCCGTCGCGCTCCGCCCGGATGCCCGCCAGGTCCGCCAGGAGCGGGGCCACGGCGGCCTTGACGGCCTCGTCAGCCGCCTCCGTTGCCGTCCGGTCCACCTCCGCCTGGATCTCCTCGGCCATCCGCGCCCACTCGGTACCGGTTAAGCAGATCAGCGATTCGGGCTTTCCCGCGCTCGATGGCGCCGTCTCGGACTCCGCGCACCTCCCCGGCATTGGGCAGAGCATCCACCACAGCATCAGCAGGCAGAGCAGCCACGCGGGCCGCCTCGGAATCATGGGCATCCTTGGCCTCCTTTTTGATCTTATCAGCGGTAGCCGGCGCGTCCTTGCCCTCCACCTTGTCCCGCGCCACCAGGAGCAGGACCCCGAGCAGCGCCATCCCGGCCAGGATCGAGAGCGCCACGACGGCTACCCAGCCCAGGACCTTGGCCAGCGGACCATGGGTTGCGGACCAGGCGCGGAGGGCGGCGATACGGGCGGCGAGCCAGGCAAAGGCACGGGTCATCCCGGCATCCCCTCCAGGGGATTCGCCTTCGCGGGTGGCGCGGGCGCTGCTGGGGTCCAGTGGAACACCTTCTCCGCGAGGAGATTCAGGTCCACGGTGACGAACACGACGGCGACGAACGCGGATAACTTCAGCACGTCGTCCACCTTGATATCCGGCAACCACCCGCGACCCACGGCGAAGCTGCCGCCGATGGCGATCAGAGCGGCAAGGATTTTGGCCCACAGGCTGGCATCTTTCGCTTTCATGTTTTGACCTCCAAGGTTATTTTGCGTTTACAGATCATGCCGCGTGCTCCACTTCCGCCGCGACGGTCGCCTTGAACGCGGCCCACTCGTCCTGATTTTCGTAGAACCATTTATGGCACGGTCCCTCATGTGTCTGGATCCCCCACGGCGTCCCCTTGCCGGTGACGTGGGAGTGCAACCATATCCTCTCTAGCGGGTCCCAGTTGTGTTCCCGGCAAAGCGAGACGCACACCTCGATGGCTGACATCATAGTGTCCCCGGTCGGTCGTCCCGTGGAGTCGGGATGGCAAAGCTCGATCCCCACCGTTCCCCTGTTTGGGTTCGGTCCGAAAAGCCGGATGGCCTCATGGGCGAAGTTGGGGTAGTTGTCCCCGGCGTGGAACGCCTCGCGGTCCCACGGGATGGTGCGGTAGACATCGACGCCGTCGACGATGGCGTTGGCGGACCCGTAGCCCCGACGCGGTGCGATCTTGCCTTCGCGGAGGATCTGCAGAAGCAAGGCCTCGCGCTCAGCCGGCCCCATAGCGTCCCATGCAAAGCCTGGGAACTGGATATTCAAGTCCCCGCGCTCCTGCCAATACTCGATGATTGCCGGGGGGCGCTGGCCAGCCACGCCGGGCCAGTGGATCACGATCCCGCGCGGGACTATGGGGACCATGGAGCAGGAGCCGAAGTTGGGCGTCAGGTAGGCATCGACGTACCTCACGACGCCCTTCCCTCTTTGGCGTCGCGGAGGCCCTTGATCTCCTCGCGCATCGTGCGGCCAAGATCGTCGACGCCCTTGGAAATGAAATCGAGTCGCACCTCAATCTTGCCGTACTGGACCGCCCGCTCCTGTTCCCCGTTGGCGATGACCTCGATCTTGCTCCATGCGCGTTCGACGCTGCCGCAAAGCTCGTCCATCTTTGCCTCCTGCTTTCCGATCTCGATCGCGGCCTTGCGCCGGTTGGAAAAGAAGATCACAACGGAACAGATCCCAGCGGCCCCGCCGATGAGCGGGAGAATCTCGGTTATCGTCATGCTGTCTCCTTTGGGTGCTTGGCTTTGATCTCTGCGATGGCCTTTCGGTAGGCCAGGTACTCGGCGTCCGTCGGGTCCGCTATACCCAGCGCCATAAGCTTCAGCTCGTCGTCCTGCGTGTAGGCGGCGTGGATCTCCGCCTTGATCGCGGCGATGCGTGCGGCCTCCACCTCGGCGGCGGTTGGCGGGTCCGGATGGCGGGACACGATGATGCGGCGGCGGGTGTCACGGATGTCCTCGTACTGGAGGGTAGCGGCGCCCTTGTCCATGGATACTCCGCCCACTGGACGCTGCCCAATCACCTTGCCGAAGTCGGGATTGTCGATTAGACGCTTGATGCACTTGCCGTCGGCGTTCACGATCTGCCCAGGGTTGCCGACAACCTCGTCAGGCCCGCACTCGCGGTCCCGCTCGGAGACCATCCGGTAACCGGTGATAGTGCCGTCAGGGAGTGTTTCGAGTTTGTAGATCATGCGTATATTCCTATCTGTTCTATTTGCAGAATGACGGATGACGATGTCGGCGCAAGTAGATAGACGTTGTAGTCAAATTGGTCTCCCGAAACAGGAACGTCTATCATGCCAACGCGCTCGATGATTGAAGTCGATGGACCTCCAAGATAGATACCGTCCATCGGCGTCATGTCATCATAGTTTATGTCCCACGTAGTTCCAGTGGGCCTGAAACAGATAAAAGCGCAGGGCGTAATAGATGGTCCACCCTGTCCGTGCATCCTGTATTTCAGCTTCACACCGCGAACATTTGTATATCCATTGTTGATTATGCCTTGCGTGTACCATGTATTCAGAGTAAACGACGTTACGCTAACAAGCTGGTAGACTGCATTGGCGTACTTCTCCCCGAAGTATTGCCCCATCGGATAGCTGCCTTCGACAAGCGCCGCGTTCGGCGTTTGAAACAGGATCTTCCCCGTGGCGTCCTTGACCTGGAATCCTTCTGCCGCGTCCACGCTCGCCTCGCGCCCGTAGCTGTCCGTCCACACCGACGGGCTGTTGTAGTTGCGGCTACCCTGCGCGCTGAGGCGGATGTTCCGCGCCGCCGTCATCACCTCGTGCGGGTCGTAGTAGGGGCGGCCGGTGAGGTAGTGCGCCGTTGTCAAGGTCCGCGACGGGTCGAGTACGAAATCGCCCATGGCGCTGTCGGCCTCCGATCCTGCGCCGCCGTAATCATATCCAAAATAGATATTCCCCGAGATGTTTACGCCGGAACAATCTCCGCCAGCCATCCCCTCTGCGCATTCCACTCCATTAAGATATAAAGCGACTGATCCTGCCGTCGTGTTTGGTTTGCAGAGTATGCTATGCTTTACCTGTAGCGCCGCATTGGTTGTAAATGCAGGCGTTATCTTTTTAAAATATACACCAGCAGTCTTATACAGGTTGGCAACAATCCTATCAGTGGATTGATCGTAGTAGATCATCAAGCCACCGGTGGGACCTATAGCGTTGAAGAATATCCGTTTATTGCCAACCTCGGCGCAATCAAAGGTAAATCCGGGGCGAACAGAGAATGCTATATCGTCGTCAAATGGATACGCAAAGTCCAGGCTCCCCGCCGCACGGGTCGAAGGCGTGAAGGGCGTGGCGTAGGGGGAGTTTTCAAGCTGTCCGTCGAGTATCCAGCATACACCAGCTACGTTTGATAGTAGCGTAAAATACCTTGCAGTATGGGCATCTGTGGTTCCGGATGTGGAAATATAATTTAGTCCGGGAGCTAGTGTCCACGAAGTATTTAGTCCCTGGTCTATAAAATCGCTCATTTCGATGCTTACAGCAAAGCCCGTTTCGCAATAAACCCACATGCTTCCCGAATAGGCCGTTGACGCGGAGAGGGATATTGATCTATGGACGGCTCCGCTTGCAGCACCGCTAAATGTTACTCTTGTCGCTGTTCTCCCGAGGGAAGCTACATATTCCAGGACTGCCGTAGCCCCGTTGATACAAGTTTTCCCTCCGGTTGCCGTTGACCAATCGGATGGGTATAGCGCCGCCAGCAGGTTCGTCGTCGCCTTCCACACGCCGACGGCTCCGCGCCCTGGCCACAGGCAACGCGGGTTCAGCACCGACCCGATGTATGGCGGCTCAAACACGGTGCGCTTGCCGGGCAGGAGCTTAGGCATCAAGGTCCCAAAGCTCCCGTGCCAGGATAGCTCCGGCGTCTGGCAGTCAAGGAGGGCGTCGCCGTCAGGGAGGCGGTCGTCGTCGGTCGCGTCGTCGGCCTCGAACGACAGCTGTACGGAGCGGTTACCGATGAACTGGAATTGTTCCGCGAGGTTCGTGGAAATGCTGTCCCATGGCCCCGTGGTATTGTTGCAGTAGGCGGACCCGACGTACTTCAAGCACATTTTGAACGACGCCGTTGACCATGCCTCGTCATAGACAAGCACGGCACGGCGCTTGCGGTCGTAGTCGGTATTGTAGGCGTAGAGAGACAGCGCCGCCTTGGTGGGCCATGCGTCTCCCTCGTGGACCACGCAGATATCAAACAGGGCATTGGTGAAGTACGCTTCCGGGACTGCGCACCCAGGGTTCCCCACGACGGGGTAAAGCCTTGCTTGCCGCGCATAGGAGTAGATCGCTTGGTAGTAGGCCTTGGTTGCATCAGATAGGGACGCCTCGTACTTCACTTCATCGACAAACAATCCGTCAACGCCAGGATACAGCGAAACCCACGATGCAATCTCATCCTTGACGTTTTGCAGTGACTTGGCGGCGAACGTGGATGCGACGTATCCCAGGACCTTCACGCCAGCGCCCTGCATCTTCTTGATGGCGTCGGTGTAGTTGCCGTCCGTCGATGTACCTGGCCCGCTCGACGGGTTGGCGACCACGTAGCACTGGATGCCCTGATGTTCCCGCGCCTGGAGGATGATCTGCGCCCAGTTGGCCTCAATGCCTCCGCCGGTCGGGTAGATGTAGAGCGGGATGAGCAAGGACGCTTCCGGGAGGACTACGGTTGCAGCCTGCGGGTCAACATAGGACCCGGACCCGGCCGCAAGGTTCGCGTTGCGAGTCCCGACCGGTTCGCCTTGCGTTGTGACGGCGTTTGCCGAATACGCCTCGATGCCCTCCAGGACATACTCGTAGATCGCGTCCCATGGGCGCTCGGTTACTTCGACAACCACGCACTTGTTGGACTGCCCAAGGAATGCAGCCTCGGTCTGGAGTACGATCGTGCCAAGGGCAACCGCTGTTCTAGATTCGAGGCGGTAGGTAAACGGAGCGTATTGATAATGCCGTTTGAGGCCGGAGGAAAGCCGCGTGGCATCCGCTTCCGTGGTCAAGTATCCGGCGTCCAGTTTCAAAAGCAGATCGTTGGACACAGTCTGCCGCGTGCGGTGTATCGTGCTTTTGACTATGGCGTTTCCACGGATATCAAGCCGCTTGATGTACTCAGTAACTGCGCCGCCGTTGTAGAACTTAACCGGGAATCTTTTAGTCTCCGCTGTTCCGGACAAGTTGACAACGTCATAATCAGACAGCTCGTCGATGACCGCGTCTGTTACCGCCAACACCTCGTATCCGTCGATTGCGAAGTCGGCGAACATGCTCTCGACGTTCGACGAGGTTGGATAGTAACCGCCTGCCGCTATCGGGATGAGGCACTTGTATACCTCAGTGGCACCTTGCGTCTCGGAAAACACGATTTGATCCGCGAGGACCTGGTGCTCGTACCAGTCAACTTCCACGTCCTTGTACTGACGCTCTGCTTTCCGGGTGGAGAGCGGCCCAAGGCAGTTACCCGAAACACCCGTGGAGAACGTGAAGGATGCCGTTGCTGTTGCCGGGTACACGTCGAACAGCGCGAGAACACCGGCAGCCGTGAAGTAAAAGACGTAGCCGAATTGGAATTGAAGCTCGTCCAGGAAGTCCCAGTATTTATTATCCAGGTCGTCGTTGGAAAAGTAGTCGATGGTCTTTGATATCGTGGCGATCCCGGCAAGGTCTCCGGCTGAGAATCCGGCCATGTACGCAAGCTGGTGCACGATGGAGTGCGCAGTATCGGCAGGATTGCAGACCGAATACCCTGCCCAGGTGAAGTATTCGTTGATGCGATGGCGCAAGAGTTGCCCCATGTCGGTGGCTTCGATGGCGAACGACTTCGGGCGTGCGTCCATCTCATGCGAAAGCTGCGGGGTCAGGATTCCCTTGAACCACGCGGACCCGTCCTTTGTTATCGTGATCGCGATGTCTCCGGTATCCGCCACGATCTTGTTGAACGTAGCCGACGACCATCGCATCTCCAGTGTCAGGCGGTCGCCTTTAGCGCGCATGTCGTTCCACAGGCAACGCCTCAACGACACAGTTTTTTGCAGGACAAGGGACGTGATATCAGCCGTGGATGCGTCGGAGTAGGTCAGCGTGTAAACCCAAGTGCTCAATTGTTTATCGCCTCCGCCGCCTTGATCTCATCGCGAATCAGGAGCGCGAAGTCCCGAAGATCCGAGATGTAGGCGCCCTGCGCGTTGACCGCCACGTTGATCGTCGTAGCGTGGTACGTTGCGGTCCCTGCCGTCGAAGTCGATCCGCCGGTGTTCGCCACGTACTGCTCACCGGACGCAGTCAGGTCCCCGAAGTCGATGGGTTCGAGGTATGTGGGGGTTGCGGTAGCCGCCGCAGTAGCCGCCGCTATGACTGCCGCGAGCTGCGCCGCAAGGTCCCCGGCGGTATCGCGGGATTTGTCTAATATGCCTTTTTGGAAAGTGTTGTAAACCCAGTCATTGACAACCTTGGAACTCCATACCAGGATCGTTCCAAGAAGCTGGAAAGGAAGGATGGCCGCCCTGATCGCCTTGCCTATTCCGTCGAACACGAAAATGATTGCATTGAAAACCGGCAACAGGAAGTTGTACGCCGATGCGAACAGATCGCAGAGGTAGCGGATGACGGGTCCGAACGCTTCAAGGATCGGCATTATGAACGCTCCAAGTGTCTGCCCGATGATGGACAGAGCGCCTATCAGCGGGGTAAGCAGGCTGTCTATCGTCGGCTCCAGCGTGGCGACAAACGAGCGCAGGATGACTCCCAGTGGGTCCATGATGATGCGCACAGTGTCGATGGAGGTTATGAGGCTGAGGAGGCTTGATCCGACGGATGAGATAATGCCTATGATCCTGGACAGATCCTGCGTGCCTTGCGACTGGTAGCCCTGCGATCCTGCGGAGGTCCCCCCGGCAAAGTCTTCGAGTCCTTCCTGGATGCTGTCCCCTATGCCGGTCAACAGGCTTTCAATCTGGTACTCTGGTCCTCCTCCTGCGTATCCCATCCAGCCCTGGTCGGTACCATCTACTGTTTCGCCTGCCACTCCTGATCTAGACGTACCGGATACACCTCCGGCAACTGCCGTGCTGTTCCTGTTTATGAAGTTCTGAATCGTTTCAATCGCGGATTCGGTGCGCTGGATTATTTCGGTATTCGCTGCCGACAGCTTCCGCGCTTCATCGTATGCCCCCTGCGCCATCTGCATGGGGTATAGGTATGATGGTTGGTTTCCAGATTTTGTGTAGGCCTGCGATGCTTCATAGGCAAGCTGGCCCTTTGCGGCCTCGGAGGCTGATAACGCGCTGACCTTGGCCCTCGCGTCGGCAAGATCATTTTGTTTTGCCGTAAGTGTTTCGGTAGCCTCGGCTAGGTCCTTCGTTCGCTTGATCTCTGTAAGCTGTTCCGTACTCGCATACTTGATCATTAGGGCGTCGAACTCGCGTCCAAACTCTACGAGTTTTTTGGTGGCGAGATCGGTCGGACTTATCAGGTCGATAAAGAAGGACCTGAACGGATCCAGCGCGGTCGCTATCGCTCCACCAATGCTTGCCTTCAGACTGTCAACCGCGCGCTGAAAGTTGGCCGCAGAACCCGGTGTCTTCGCCATCTCGGGATTCAGCTTGATAAAAGCGTCTTCACACTCCGCGGCTCCCTGGTAGACCTTGAGCAGCGCCATGGTTACGCCCGCGAGCGCGCCCGCGCCCATCATCGTGGACGCGAGCTTGTTGACACCCTCCATGCCCTTGGTGAGGTCCTTCATCTTGCCGGTCAGACCTTCGGCGTTGGCTTTGGCCGAGTCTATCCCGGCCTTGCTTTCATCTTTTGAGCGGATTCTGTAATCAAGTACGGGCGTTGCCATGCTTTTGACTCTCCGCTTCTATCTTCTCGCCGAACACTCCGCGCGTGATGGATACGACTTCCATCGTGCGGACCGGCTGGTCCATGAACCCACCGCCGAACGGCAGGTGGTGCAGCGCCCCGGTCATGCCGTCCAGGCTTTCCAAGGCCCCGTGGACGATGGCGCCGTATTCCTGATTCGCCTCCTCTATGTCACGGGTAGGGAAGCGCCCGCCCCAGCAGTAGACGAGAGCAACTTGGCGGACTCTCCATTGCTCCGTCGCACTAAAGGGGTAGACTTCACCCACGTTTCGACAACGTAGCGATACAGCGTCAAGGAGGTCTTGATTAGGTCCCATACCTCCTTAGACGAGACCTTGCCCTCACTCGACTGATGGGTGAATGTGTGGTCTTCGATGCAGGCCTGGGCAACGTCGTCAACGCCGGTGGGGTCCTTGTCGTTCATGCGCATCGACTCGGCCTTTGTGGGTTCCCGCATGATGATCCATTCGTCCTTATACATGGCGATGAGCGGACCATCGGCAGGGTCCACCTTGTCCGGGTCTGATTCCCATGCCTTCGCCAACATGATTTTGGTGCGGAAAATTCCCTTCGCTCGCGCTTCCTCGATGATCATTTCTTCACTGCCCCTTTCTTTTCCCTGCGGTATTCTTCCTGGATGATCGTGATGATCTCCATCGCCTTTTCCGGTTGCTCGAACGCCCCGCCCGCGATGGGCAGGTGCAGCATGTCCCCGGACTCGCGCGCGCACGAGGCGCGGAACGCTGCGATCTCAAAGCCGAAACGAGGCTTCAGGATGCGCTGCCCGTCGAACGTCGCACGCGCTTCATCGCGCAGTTGCTTGCGGTCTGCGTCCGTCAGCTTGTCGGGCTTCTTCCACTCCATGTCCCCTCCTACAGGTAGGCGGTCGCCCGCGCATCGCGCAGCGTGATCGTGCATAGGTTGTCGTCCGCGTCCTCCTCGGCCTCGAAGGTCAGCGGGAGGTTCGGGCGCTCCGGTCCCGACACGTTGGCGTTGCCGTCGGTGACGAATGCCAGCGGGATGCTGATGGTCAGCGTGTAGTATTTGCCGGTGAGGATCGCCTCGGTGCTCGTGAAGACGAACACGAGTGCGGTGCTTGCCCCTGCGGCGAACGTCGCGTCACGTGTGGCCGCGGAAGTGGTGTCCCACAGCACGTCGATGCTCCCCGACACGGACCTGGCCTGCGGCTCCGGTTCCGCCATGTAGCCTCCCGCCGCGTAGGCCGTGAAGAGGTCGTTCTCCAGGTTGTTTTTGTAGCTGATCTTCCCGCTCTTGATGTGGTAGGCGGCGCCGCCCACGGTGAACGCGGCGTGGACGAAGTTGAACGGTACCTTGGTGGACGGGGTGAGCGCGTCCATCGTGTCCGTCTCCTCGTGCCTCCCCACGACATTGAATGTGGCCCGAAGGTAGTCGCCGCCCTTGAACTCCAGGTCCATGGAGTCCAGCTTGACTGCATAGCCCTTGATCGCAGCCACGCGGTCGATGGCGATGGTCAGCTCCGGCAGCGAAGAGGCCGCCACGGAGGACATCGGGGTGAACACGTGGTCATAGACCGCGCTCGAGTCGACGGCAGCCGGGGCGACCTCTGCGCCCATGACTGCGGCGATGAGGAGCCCGATCTCGTCCGGGTAGCACTTGCCGCCGAACGACCCGCCAACCTTCGTCCCGAGGATGTGGTGCGCCCCGGTGCCCTTGCGGGCTACCAGCCTGTCAGCGTTGCCGATCACCGGCTGGAGCTTGATGTCCTCCTTGTCGAAGGAGAACGCGACCGTCTGAGCAACCAGCGTCGACCAGTTGGCCTGTTTGCCGATCTGGAGTTTCGCGCCTACGCCTGCATACATATCGTGCCCCCTAGTACCTGTCCAAGAGTTTGCGGATGTCGACCCCGATGGTTGCTATCCGGATGCCCGCACTGTCCGGATCGGTCGGGTAGTAGATCATGCGAGTGGTGGATATCAGATCGACCTGCGCCGTCATGGTGCGGTCGTCCCTGATGGTCTCGCGGATTGCCTCGATGTAGCGGAGGATGCGCTTCGTCCCCTCTGACGGAGACCCGTCGGAGATGGCGACAAGGATCTCCGCTGCAAGCTGGATCTCGTCGTGTCCCGAGTCGGCGTCAGAGAGGACAGGCGCCTCGGTCGGGTAGATGAGGACCACGGGATACGTCGCATGCCCCCACGGGTCCGCGTCGGAGACCTCGTAGAGCACGGGGTCGGCCAACACCATGCCGTCGGCGCGTTCCGTCTCGATGGCGCGCAAATTGGTTGGCACCTTGGAGGCGAGCCATGCCTTGAGGTCGTAGAGGATGTCCTCGACGGGGCTATCAGCCGCCATTCCCGGCCTCCCAGTATTTCTTGATGTGCTCCGCCAGGGCCAGCTCGGCGAGTTTCGAGGACTGCCCAGAGAACACGGTGTAGTCGATGGCGGCCCCGATGAAGGACCGGCGCGGCATGACTACAGAATGCGCCCGCACACGCTTGGCGAAAAACACGCGACCACCAGGGCCTACCCACCGCATGGCCTTCTTGTTCACGGGTCGGATTTCTGGGATCTGAATTGTTCCGCCAAACTCATGGATGCGCGCATAAACCACGTTGGTGCCGATGCCGTACTCAAAGTCCGAAACGCGGCGCGCCATGATCGAAGAACGCAGGCGCCCGGTGCGAACCTTGAGGGCTTGGCCTGTAAGAAAATGCTGTTGCGAATTTGCCGCCATGCGCTGGGTCACACGTGCCAGGACAAGGTTGTGCAGGCCTGGGATGTGTTGTTCCCAGCGCTTGAACGCCGCATTAACCTGCTTGTCGTCCACGTCGAGGCGGTAGGTGATCACAGACCCCTCCGATGCGACCGGTAGCCGTCGAGCACGTGGCGGACGGTTTTCGGCGCCCACTCGTCAAGGAACGTGACACCGCCCTGCGTGACATTCAGGCCCGTCAACTCCCACTGCTTGCCGGTCTTGCGCTTCCACAGAAACCCGATGAACTCGAAGCAGGCGCCTACCAGGTCGAACGGGACCAGTGTGGTACCTGCCCCATAGCCGCCAGTGTAGACCACCTTGACGTTCTGTACGCCCTCAGAAAACACGTCGTCGATGAGGTGGATGACGCCATTGTCCCCGTCGATGCGCAGGCTCGTGGCGTTGATCTTGGTGTCTGCGCCAAACACCCCGTCGTCGTCGACATAGACCGCGATCTCGGATGCGCTGGAGGTGATGGGATAATTCTTGGTGTAGAGCACATCGCGGCCGTTGCCGTTGTAGATCTCCGTGAGGCTGCGGCTTTTCAGCTTCCGCCCCGTGTAGCGCTCCATCCAGTAGGTGACGACCGTAGCGATGGAGCACAGCACGCCGTCCGACGCCACGTCCCCGGAGGTGATCCCCAGGTATTCCTTGATGTCGGCGAGGGCCGGGAGGAAGTAGGTGGACTCGTACGTCATGCTTCCCTCATTTCAGGTAGACGATCTTCCCGTCGATCGGCGTGTTGAAGTCGCACTTCTCGCAGGCGCCCGAGTAGATCCCTTTCGCCTCCTCGGCCTGTAGGCGCAGGCGCGTCGGGTGGTTCATAAGCTCCGTCAGGCTGTTCTCGAACACGTTGCCGTAGGTCTGCGGGTCCTTCAGGTCCGTGGAGATCCCGCACGTGCAGATCTGGCAGGTACCGTCCGGGAAGACGGTGATATTGCTTAGGTTCTCACAGAACACGCGGACCGGCGCGGTCTGCTTTTCGTCTTCGCTTGCCCACCGCTCGGGAATGTTCGTCCTGCGGTAATTCAACCGCACGTGCCCAGGGAAGTCCTTCCACAGCTCGCCGAACTGCTGTTCTGTTCCGCGGTTTCCGCTCCAGACCACCATGTGAACCTGCGCGTCACGGACCTTAGCCTTGAAGTCGTCATAGTGCGCGCGGATGTTGGCCTGGACTTCCTCGAAGTTGAGGCCCGTGGTGAACTCGTAGGCCTCCTTCGTGCCGCCGTTGAACGAACAGATATAGGCCTCGACGTGCGGGACGAATGGAATGCGCTTGGCGTTCGTAGTGAAAACGACGGGGCGTTTGTGGTACTCGTCCATGATGTGCAGATACTCCTCGGCGTTGTCCAGCGTATTGATGTCGCCGAGCGTGTTCATCACGAGTCGCTCCACTTCCGGCTCGTCGTTCAGCCGTTTCCACAGATCGCGGAACCGATCGACGGGCATGGTGCCGTGGAACATCCACGTCTTGCAGGTCTTGCATGCGGTGCCACAGGAGAACGTAGGGACAAGCATGATATCCATCAGCGTTTCTCCATGAGCCACTCGATGTTCCCGTGAACATCCGGGGCACAGCGCAGGATTTTGAACTTGCGCGCAGTGTAGTAGCCGTACCGCTTGCCGATGTCCGTGTCTGGGTCGAAGTAGTCCAAGGACTTGCGGTGAAGATGGTGCAGGTGCGTCAGGTCGATCCATGAGTTTTCATGCTGGAACGACGGCGTCCTGATCTTCAGTAAACCGCCGACGGTAAGGATGCGCCATGCCTCCTCGACGGCTCTGATGGGCTTCGCCAGGTGCTCGATCACGTCGTACATGATCGCGGTGTCGAAAGCCCCGTCGTCGAACGGCCACGGTATGACATCGAGGTCGTGGACGATATCGGGTTTCGCCTCAGGGTTGAAGTCGACGTTGACCGCGCCTTTGGTTTTCTCCCACCCGCTTCCAAGGTTGACCGTCCTGGAAAGGGCCCTCTCCGATTCCGTCATGCAGCCGCCTCCTTGAGCCAGATGTTTTGATTGATCAGCGCCATGAAGCTGCGCGCCGATTTGTCCCACGTGATGTCCCTGCGGATACGTGCCGCTGCCGCGCGCCCCCTGCGAAGCGCCTCGTCGTAGTCGGAGTAGACCTGCGCCATCCGGCGCGCCAGGTGCTCCGGGTCAGGGGATACGGCAGGCGTGGAGTGGTAGATGGACCTAGACCCGTCGTCGTTCAGTTTGACGGTACGCACGTCCTTCATGGAGAACTTGAGCGTGTAGCCCTCGCGCTCGGAAATGAAGTCGTTCGGCCCGCTCCATGGGGTGTAGATGCAAGGAAGCCCCGTTGCCATGGCCTCGGCCAGCGTCAGGCCGAACCCCTCCCCCATCGTAGGGAAGAGGAATGCGTGGGAAATGCCGTAGAGCGCCACGAGGTTCTCCGTGCTGTAGTCCCGTGTGTCCACGTAGACATGGTGTTCGGCGAACGGTACGACGCGCTCCTCCTTCGTCTGCTGCGTGGTCTTCATCACGAGGACGGAGCGCTTCCACTCGGCGCGGTACTTGTGCTCGAAAATCTGCCACCCAAGGGCCACGTGCTCGTATCCCTTGCGGGGATTGGATGCCCCGACCCACAGGTAGCGGAACGGCTCTCCCTTGGGGAACGTGCGCGTCACGTAGGCGAAGCGCTCCACGTCCACGCCTTCCCAGCACACGACCACGGGCTTGTCGGTGTACTTCTCAAACACGTGTTTGTTGTGGCGGCAGGGAACCACAATCAGGTCAGCAAGTTGTAGCGGCGGCACCCACTCCGGCGGGAGCGTCTCGCCCTCGTACATCGTATACAGCACGTTGTACTTGCCGAAGATCGGGAGGAACCCGGTAGGGACGACGATGTGGACGGCGATGTCGGCGGCGTCGCTGATCTCCACGCCCTGAGCTTCCAGGGCCGCGCGGAGCATGCGCTGGTGCGTGCTGTACCCGTAGCCGTTGCCCTTCATGTTGTAGTTGGCCGTCCACTGGAGTTTCACTTCGCCACCTTCAAGATGACGCGGGGGTCTTTCGGCCCCCACGTCCGCGTGTCCTTCGGCTCCGTGCGCCCGCCACACCGTGTGCATTCTAGCGCGACGATTGCCGTAAAGACGATTCCACAGTGCGGGCAGACCCGCACGATCCGGCTCATGTCTACGCCGCCGTCACGATCCGACCGTACATGTTGGCCATGTGCTGCGCGAAGGCGTAGCGATTGAACAAGGCGAAGATCACCTCGTGCGAGAGGCCGCGGGTGAACGGGTCCACGAAGAAGCTGGTGCTCCTCGCGCGTTCGCCGATGATGAAGCCCTTGAGATCGCCGAACAGGATGAAGCCGGTGCTCGCGGCGCTCGTGCTGGGCCCCTTCGGAACCTCAGAGATGGGCCACCCGTGAACCGTCTGCGGGCCTCCTGCGGCCAGGGACGGGATGAACAGCGGCCGCCCCGTGGTGTCCTTGAGGCCGTAGATGTAGTTCCACAGGATGGTCCGGTGCGCGAAGAAGCGGGGATTGGGGGCGTGCAGCACCTTGGCGATAAGGCCGCGGATGTCACTCTCCAGCAGCTCGGAGAAGTTGCTGGACCCCGTGTCGAACGTCTGGCTGTATCCGGCGCTCTTGAACACGCCGGAGCACGGGTCACCGGCACCGATGAACACGGCGCTGTCGATGGTCTGACCGTTGGCTTCGGAGAACTGGTCCATAAGCTGGTTGACGAGGCCGCCTCGGACCTGCGCGTCTTCCATGTCTTCCACGGTAATCCGCGTATACCCGTCCAGCCTTTTGGCCGTCAGGGTCGTGCGCGCCACGGTCGGGTTGACCTCTGTCGCCGCCGTCGCCTCGTTGGTGATGATCACGCCGCCCAGGCTGTTCACGGTCGCGTCTTCCTTGTTGACGTACTTGACGTCCGAGAGCATGCGCTCGATGCGGCAGAACTGGAGGGCCACGGAATCGTCCCGCGTGTAGCTGGACCACTCGTCGGAGAACTCGTCCGGGGTGAGCCATCCGCCCGCTGTCGTGGTCCCCTCGTTCATCCCGGCCTTGATGATGGCCTGTTCCTGCCCAGGGTTTTTCTTGGCCATTTCGTACATGTCCAGGAAGGTCTTGACGAAAGCCTCGGCGCGCTGCGGGTTGGCCTGCATGTTCGCACGGAACATGGCGTGGTCAGCTCCCTTTCCTTTGAGACCGAGGTTGGCCATCTCGGCCTTGAACCTGTAGCCCTTGTACATCCCTGGGGCTCCGGCGGTGATGCCAAGACCCACGGACTTGCCGTCGGACGCGACTTCGGAAGCCATCCCGCCGAACTGGCTGCGCAACTTCGCGGCTTCCGCGGACAGGGCGTCCATGGCGGCCTTGTTCTTCGCCTCTGCCTTGGCGTCGGCTTTTTCCTGCGCGTCTTTCTCGATGGCCTTGATGAGCTGTTCCTCGTACTCGGCCTTCTTGACAGGGTCGGCTTCCTTCGCGATCAATGCGCGAAGCAGTTTGATTTCGTTCATATCGAACTCCTGGTTGAGATGTATGTGTCCGCGATGTCCACGCGCTTGGACTCGCTTTGATTCTGCGTGATGGCTTCGGGGTCGCGCGCAGGGGCAGCGCCCTTTGTGCCTTCCGCTTCCTCATGCGAGGCCAGCATCTTGGCGATGGCGGAGAGGGGCGCGCCTCTACGAGACGCGGCATCCCTGAGAATCGTTGCCGAAGCGTTGGCGGGCACGGGCACGGCGGAAACCTCCAGGAGCTCCCAGGCCTTGTACGTGCGCACGCCGTCTATGATGTCGATCTTCTCCATCTCGGGAAGGAACCCTATGGAGAACGAGGAGGCGAAACCCTCGTCGAACAGGTATTTGATTTCCTGTCCCAGTTGAGTATCCGCGAACTGTATGTCAAGCAACAGCGCCTTGTCAGACGATTTCGCGCTCAGGGGCTTGCCAATGATGGCGCGGACGCTCCAGTCGTGGTCCGCCAGGATCGATCCGTATTTCAGGAAGTGGTCCAGATTGGTGACTCCGCCGGGTAGGACGCGCTCACCCTGCCGGTCAAGGTCGTCAGTGGTGGCCGCAATGGTGTATCGGTTTTCCTTGGCGTCCTTTTTAACCATGACGCCAGATAGGTATTTGTTCATGGGTTTTCCCCCTCGTAGATGGGTACGTGTATGCAGCGGCAGTTGATGACTTCCTCGGGAGCCCCGGCAGGGTCCAGCGGGAACGCGCACCCGTTGGAGAACGTCGCGCCGAATGGGACCACCTTGCCGTCCAGCGCCCGATGGGAGTCGCGGACATTCGCATTCCTTGCGCTGATCCACTTTTTCGCAACGGGGAACGTGCTCGCCATGCTCTTGTCCCTGGCCTCGCTGTAGGCGCCATGGACCTCGGTGCGCGCGATGGTCCTGGCGTGGTGGGACATTTCGCCCATGACGCCGTTGCAGTTCTTGACCAGCAGGTCCGCGGCGTCGATCTCGGAAAGCCCCTGTTCGGTGGCCTGCTTCATGGTCTCGCGGATCTTCTCGACAAGGCGCTTGCGGGCGTTCTCATTGATCTCGACAACCTTCGACGTATGCAACGCAATGGAGGCAAGTGCCTCTTCCGACGCAACGTCGAATGTCCCGCCCACGATGGTCCCGGCGCCCGTTCCCAGGGCCATCTCGATCCACTTGGATAGAATGCGTTTCATCTTGTCGTCGTCGAACAACTGTTCGATCTCAGTCGATGACACGGGGTCCTGCGACATTTTCAACACGGATCCATCGGCGCCGTATCCCTTCAGGAGCTTTCCAAAAAGTTTGGCCTCGATGTCGGCAAAGTATTTTTTCAGGTCGCGGTCACATCCGTTGGCTTTCGGTCCTATGACGCGCATGACTTCGCGCCACTTGTCGGAGCGTACCGCTTCCAGTTTGGCGTCCTCGATCTCCCGCACCTTGGCGCTGTGCGTGACCACGGTCTCCCCGCGGACCTGCTTCGGCTCCGTGGGGGCAGGGGCAAGGTACGCGGCGGGTGCGCTCATGGGCTCGTCGCGCCACGGCTGCGGCTGAAAGCCTAGATCGAATCGCTCGTTGATCTCGTTGGCGGTGAAGCCGATGGCGTAGAGCTTCGTAGCCGCGTCCACCTTTTGCAGGAAGGCGTTGTTGATGGCGTCCACCTTGCGCAGGTTGAACTTGCCCGTGTAGCCCAGGGGATTTAACATCGAGGCGTTGAACTTGTCCTCGACGCGCGTCATGATCGGGACCAGGGAGCGAATCCAGAACGACAAGTCTGCGCTCTGTGCGGTGGCGTAGTTGGTGTCCTCGTAGAGGCTGATGACGCTCTTGGGGACCTGGAAGATCATGCACATTTCGTCACGGCCGTTTTTCAGCTGGCCCAGGAACTCCATGTCGCGCTGATTGATGCCGAGCTTTTCGACCGATGCCCCGCCGTCCATAATCAACGCCGAGTGCGCGTTCTCCACGCCTTTGCGCGATCTGATCAGGCGCTCATTCTCGGCCTTGAACTCGGGATCGGAAAGCATCTCCGGAAACTTGAAGACCACGGGGGGCGTGGCGTCGTTCTTGAAGAAGTTGCGGTTGTACCGAAGCGCGTCATATCCGCTCTCGGCGGTGAGGCGCGCGGCACGCAAGGGGGCGAGCCCGCGGATGGGGTCCTTGGGGTTCCAATACTTGTCGAAGAGCAAACGTTCCCGCTCGATAAATTCCCGCTTGTTCTTCACCATGTGCCACCAGCCGACAGTCGCGCCGTTTGACGCCACTGCCGGCCTCATGTCGTCGCTGTTCCATACCCACAGGTACGCCGGGACCCCGTCGCGCGCCGTCTCCTTATCCATGGCTACGTGCCACTCCCCGGAGGTCTCCAGGCTGATGATGACGGCCTCGAACAGCTGCGTGTTGGACATCCACGGGTTCGGGTTGCGGAACAGGTCTACGATGGTCCCGGAGGTGAGCGGCTTCTCTGACCCGGTTTTGTAGATGTCGAACGGCACGGCGGCGATGTTGCGCGCCTTGGCGTTGACGCAGGCGTAGACGGCCGCGAGCTGGGCGTAGGGGTCGGTCAGCGAGGAGTCGTCCTCGATGTGGAAGATTTTCTTGAGGATCGGGTCGGTCAGCTTGTAGGTCCTCGTGCTCGTCTTAGTGACGGCCCAGGAGAACATGCGGCGGGAGACCACGGCGGCGATGTCACGCATAACACCCATCAGGCGGCCCCCACGTAGGCGACATGCGGGACACGGCGACGGGCAGCCATCTCCCACGCCCCGGACATCGCGTCAACCTGGTCATCGTGCGACCCGGACGGGAACTCACTGCACTCCTGGAGGAAAGCCTGATTCCACTCGCCGAGGAGTAGGTGGACATTGCCAGCCTCGAAGATCGGCTCCAAAGGCGAAACGCGCACCAGCTTGTCCCCGGCTGGTACGATGGCCTCGACGCTGCGGATGCCTGCCAGGATCTCCTTGATGCGGGTGTGCGTGTCCTTGTAGCCGGCAACGGACTCGGTACCGACGCGCACTCCGGGGCCGTCCATCTGCGCAAGCTGCACGATGCGGCGGTCCCTCTCGGGGGCCTCCCAGCGCCCGCGCACCACGTCCTTGATCCAAACGTGCGGTACGTGGTCGCGGTACTCGACGGCCATCAGACACCCTGCGGTGTAGTCAGGATCGCTCTTGATGACCTCCTTGACCGTGGAGGCCAGGTCCCAGGCGCGGACCCATCGCAGACCGTCAGGGGCCGTGGCTTCGATCTGCACCTTGTCGGTTTTCAGCATGTTACCGGACCGCGGCTGCGGGTCGCACTGAAGAAGGGATGCCGTCCCGTAGGTTCCCAAGGAGGCCCTCTGTGCGTCGTACCACGCGCGGTCGAAGCGCTCCGGGAAAAGGGTGCCGGTCTGATATGCGTCGTCGAACGCCGGAAAGCGGATCACCTCGAACTGCGGGAATAACGGATTGGAGGCCTTCGCCTTGATGGCACGGCCTATCAGGTCGTCAGTGTGCCAAGGGGTGGCAAGCACGATGGAAATGGACTCCGGAGCCCGGCGGGTTAGGAAGTCGTTGGTAAACGAGTCCCAGATCCGGTCACGGATCACCTTGGACTCGGCGTCCTGCCGGTTCTTAAGGTAGTCGTCCACGATGCCAAGGGAGTAACCTCTCCCCGTCATGGCCCCGCCAAGTCCGATGGCCGCCATGCCCCCGGTGTGCCCAGCGATGCCCCAGCGCGATACCGCGGCACTGTCCCCGGCAAGTCCGATCCCAGGGAACACGCCCTGATACTCGGGGCTCTGCACGATGCGGCGAGCGAAGCGGGATAGGTCGTCGGCAAGGTCGGCGGCGTAGGTGGCAAGCATCACGTCCGAGTCGGGGAACTCGCCCAGGAACTTCGGCGGAAGGTACCGGGATATCAGGTCGCTCTTGCCATGACGGAACGGGACAGCCGTGATGAGGAACGTGGACTCTCCTCTGCGGTAGGCGGCAATGGCGGCGTCGATGCGTTCGCAGATAGCGCGTGTATGGCGTCCGACGATGAACGGGTCCGAACGCTGCCAAGTGAGTTGCATAAACTCCAGGTGATGGCGGCGGGCCATCTCGTGGTTGATCTCGGCGAGTGACGGATAGGTGCTAGTTGCGGCTTGCAAGCTGCGCCTCCGTCTTTGCGGCCAGGGCCCGGAAGGTGACAAGCTCGTCGTCTGTCAGCTTGGAAAGATCATGTTGCACCGTGAGCCGGATCTCCAGCGACTTCTGGTAAAGGCCCTCCAGCTCCAGGAGGCGGGTGCGGTAGTCAAGAGCCTGTTTGGCGATTGATGCAATATCGGAGGACCGCACTCGGCGGCGCACCTTCGCAAGCTCCCCGTTGACTTCGACCTCTTCCAGAGGACCGGTCAGGTCGCCGTCGAGGCGCTTCTCCAGGCGTTCGGTGATCTTGCGCAGGGTGGCAATGTGCATCTCCAGGGAGCCGGGGGTGCCGATGCGCCAACGGTCGCCAATGAGGCCTTGCTTGCGGCCCCAGGTGAGCGCGTTTTGGATCATGCGGTCCGAATGCCCCAGGCGGGCCGTTAGCGCCTCGCGCCCCTCCCCGGTAGCCTTGTGCTCCGCGCAGATGTCGAGCATGGTCAGCTCGCGTGGCGTCAGCATGCGGGCCCCGCAGACAAAGAGCCCCCGAGGTGGAGGATGACCCCAGGGGCAGGCGGCAGTACGGTAAAGGAGTGGTAGAGCAGCATCTACACCCTATCCGTGCCATCAGTCCATTTTCTCTAATTACTCTATTGGTATCCCGGTATTGCAGTCATGGCGGTAGAGGGACCTGATGGCGGCCTTGACCACGTCGCAGAGCTGCGCGAAACCCATCCCCGGGGGCAGCCGGCAGAGCCAGGCGTAGGCCTCCTGTTCCGCGTCTTCGCGGTCCTCGCGGCCCGAGAACAGGCGGCGGGCTTCGGATCTGATGTAGTGGCGCAGCTCGTCGTCAGCCCATAGCTGCGCCCAGGTTGTGGCGTCCGTGTTCCCCTCCCAGGTTTGCGGAGCTACATTCCGCCGAGAGCTTTTATCAGCGCATCAAGCTTTCTCTCGACATCGGATATCCTGCCTTGATCCGTTTTGAATTGCCCGTGTATCTTGGGAAATTCGTTTTCGACGGACTGTAGCCGGTTGTAAACACCGATCAGAGATCCAAACTCAGACCCGATATCCTGGAGTTTGTCCACCCTGGATTCAAGCCTATGTAGATCGGCGTCAAACGCCTGCACGTCTGTCATTTTCCGCAGTTCGGTTGCGGTTATAGGGCTCGCCACTTCCCTTCCTCGCCCATATTTATTTGACGTCGGTTCCTTATATGGCCTTGGATTTCTATTTGCCATATCTGTTTTAATTTTAGATATCATCACTTGTGTCTTTTTCTCATTCTTGAGTTTATCAATAGATTCAATGCGCCACATAAAATGGCTTATCTTGCCGGATTTTAATTCGATAAATTCTATACCTGCGTCCGATAGGCCCCTCACAAATCTTTTATAATCATTACCGCTTCGTACGTGATCTGGTTCCATTCCTAAATATCTAGCGACGTCAACGGTGGCCATATAACCGGCTTTTTTAAGATTATCCCATTGCCTATTTCGACCTATCGCCATCTTCCCCTCCCTCTCTCCGTCTTACAGCCGTTCAACGAACGGCGCGAATGCCTACGGCTTCGTCACCTTCCCCAGCCAGTCCTTGTGACACCAACAGTCACAGGTCTGGAAGTTGTGCGTCGGTTCACGTTGGCACGTCAGGCATACCCCGTGCTCCTGCGCGTATCGGTGGTCGTAGGCCCAGCTTACGAACTCATCTTTCAGTTGACGCTTGTGCATACGTCTCCATGATGCATCGCGTAACAGACGTTTGATGATATTCATGGCGTTGCCCTCCTCCTCTCGTACTCATCGATGACCATCGCCTCCGTCACCCCGGCAGCCGCGTCCCACGGGTAGTAGCGCCTGCTTTCGATCCACGTAGTGGCGCGCCTCTTGATGTCCTTGATCCGCTGCTCGCGGCACTCGTGATTCCTTGCGCCTGCTACATACGGGCTCCCTGTCGCATCCTTCATCGCCTGGTCGAGCACATGCAGCGCGAGAAGGCGATACGGCGCCATACTGGAGTCACGCGACTCCGGGACGGCGAAAACCGGCATATTCGACACTCCGGGCATCGTGATGTGGACGCTCATATTTTCTCTACGTCCTTGGCGCTGCGGGCCAGGATGCACCGGACCCCGCGTTCCGTCATGTCGGCAAAGAACTCCGCCTGCTTTTCGGACAACTTGTCCTTTCCTGCCTTCACCTCGACCCACAGGGGGACCGTGGAAGACCTGGGGTAACAAAGCAGATCCGGGATCCCGCTTTCGCGCGGACGGTTGAGCGGCCCGTGGGTGTGAATCACCCGGAAGCCACGGAAGCGAAGAAGCTCGTCACAATCGCGCTCTATGTCGTTGTGCGTAGGCTCCGGCATGATGCTTGATAAATCGTTGTTCATCTGTCTACCCCTTGCGCAACACTGCGCTCGTGATACGGTTTTGGCGTGTACTCTTTTTCCGAATTCTCAAAGCGCACGTACTCCTTGAGAAACGTCAGGTCAAATATCGCCGTTGGCCCTGTCCTGTTTTTTGCGATGTTGCAATGCACAGTGCATCCAGTCTCCGTGTCGTCGCTCTTGTGCATAAGGATTACTACGTCAGCGTCCTCCTCAATCTCCCCGGACTGCCTCATGTCGGCAAGGCAAGGGGCGCCCTCGCTGTTGTTGCGGTTGACCTGGGAAAGCACGACGATGGGAATGTGCAGCTCGCGGGCCAGTCCTTTGAGCATCTTGGATATCTCGCCCACGCGCTCCCATTTAGGTTGCCGTGATTCCCCGTGTTTCAGGAGCGTCAGGTAGTCCACGTAGATTATGGACGCCCCTAGGCGGCGCATTTTGCGAGCCCGTGACATCATGATACCCACTGGGATGTTTGGCGTATCGTCGATCCATAGCGGGGTTTCACGCAGGCGTTCTCCAGATTCGAGGAGACGGCTCATGTCGGTTGCCTTCATGTATCCGTTCATCATCGCCATAGTGTTGACCGATCCGACGGACCCGAGGGCTCGTACCGTCATAAGCTCCCCGGACATTTCGGCGGAAAAGAAACCTACACTGTTACCGTCGGCAGCCTGTTTGATTGCCATAGTCAAGGCGAATGCTGTCTTTCCAACCGATGGCCTGGCGCCTATAATAATAAGCTGCTCCGGTTGGAATCCTCCTGTTGCGTTGTCCAGTGCCGAAAATCCGGTGGCAACCCCGGAAAGTTTTCCGCGTGCCGAAACTCTGGCCTCAATAAGTTTGAGAGTCGGTATGAGGAGCTCGCCTATAGACCTTATTCCTGTATCCCGGTTCATCACCATTCCCGTTAGGCGCTGCTCGATCTCTCCTACAAGGTCGTCCGCTGTTTTGGTCGCATCGTCCAGTAAGCCCTTGACCTCATGCATCATGCGCACCACCTGGCGCTTGCGCGATAGATCGCGTACCTTACCGGCGTAATACGCTATGTTCGCCGATGTCCATGAGTCCATGGTTGATACCATGACGGACTCTTCCGAGGCTCCGGAGTCCATGAGTTTTGACGCTATAGTCTTCGCGTCGGCCTTAACTCCTTGGCTTATGGTGTTGGATATTACGGCAAATATGGCCGCATTCCTGGTGTTATCGAAGTCGGAAGTGGAAAGGTCCAGGCCGTCAAGCGCATCGTTATCGCATATTAACATCTCGAGCGTGCGCCATTCGGCCTCGTGATCTGACAACTTCATGATGCCTCCTTGGGCCTGGGTGGGGACCACGGGTATCCGCATTTCGGGCAAATGCTCGTGGCGTCCTGGAAATCGGTGTCGCAGTTTTCGCAGTGCTTGACGCGCGTGTCGGTTTTGGGCTTCTTGGGAGATAAAGGCATGTCGCGTTGAATCCAGTTTCGGATCGTCTTGTAATGGTCCTTGTATTTTGTAGCAGGGAATTTATTTCCTACTCCGTTGGAAAATTCATCTCGCTTTTTGGTGTACGCTTCTTCCCCAAAGTCGGCAATAAGTTTGTCTCGCTGGGCCTCTGTTAAAAACGTATCCGGTGCTACTTCTATTTTTTGAGGTTTTGGTTTTGGTTGTATACCGACTTCCGTTCCATTCAATTCAATTCCATTCAATTCAATTCTATTAGGCGTTACTGGTATTGTAATTGTATTGTACTCGTCCGGTACTGGTAATTTTGACGGCTTCGGCTTCTGGATATACTGATATATATTCCAATTCGGGTGATGCATAAACCATTCCCCGTCAACAAAATACGAACGCATTAGCCCGCACGAGTTTAATTTTTCAAGATCGGCCTTGAATGTCTCGGCTTTGTAATTATTTAGCGGATGAACCCTTGCTTTGAATAAAGATACAGATACTTTACACCTACCGGAATCGTCCGATTGCGTTATCATATATACATACAATTTGAATTGAGCCGGAGTAAGCGACTGCACTTGCTCGCTGTCCCATATGCCAGGATCAATCATGCGCTTACGTGCCATGCCGCCTCCAAAAAAAGAGACGGGCCATTGAGCGTGAAGGTGGTATTCCTTCGGCGTGCACGGTCGCCTGCTCAATAGCCCGTTTCCTTCCGTGCATAACTCGCCCGGCTACCACCCCGGGCGTCTTAAGTATACCACTACCACTTAGGCAAGTCAAGCTCTGCCTCCTGGATCATCCGCCGCAGCGTGTCGCGCCTCTCGCACAGCCCCGCCGCACGCGCGTTGTACGTCGTGGTCTGCGCACGCGTGACGCCATGGGTCTGCATCGTGTGCAGGTAGCGTGCACGCAGCGAGTCGAGGCGTGCCTCCGTGTCGGCCAGGTCGTCATGCAACCGCTTGCTTTCGGCGTTTTTCACAGCTTCGCCTCCATGCCTTCAAGCTCCATCTGCTTCGCCTGCGGCTTCTGGTCGTCGAACAGGCGCGGCTGTGCGTATGCGTCCTTGATCCGCTTGCAGGCAATGTCGAAGTACCGTTCCTCGATCTCGATGCCGATGAAGCGGCGGCCCAGGTTGGCGCAGGCTACTCCGGTTGTGCCGGAGCCCATAAAGGGGTCGAGGATAAACTTCGCGTCCGGCATAAATCCAATGCACCATTGCATAACCTCTGCGGGTTTCTGCGTTGGGTGGAACCTTTCCTCAGGCTTGTCTTTTCGGAATCCTGCCCATAAGTAATGCATTATCTCGATGTGGCCAAGAAAGGATGTCCATGCAATTTCGCACTTTGAAAGCGTAGTCATGGTCACCATCTTGTCCCACACAAGCCAGCCGCCCGTAGCCGGGAACCCGAAATAATTACCGCCCCATATTATTTGATCGGAGCTGGCGGAAAATATCGCATCGAAAATAGATTGATCGGGCTTTACGTCCCAATCCTTGGCCTCGTAGCCCTTCGGCCTCGCACCTGCCCATGCTTTGTATTTGCGCTGGCTTCCGTCTTTTCTCATCCCGCAGGACATGGAAACATTTTCATGGTCAACCCCAATCCCATACGGCGGGTCCGTAATCACCGCATCCACCTTGCCGAGCGTCGGCAGGATCTCCAGGCAGTCCCCCAGGTACAGCACCGCGTCACCGATCTCCACGCGCTTCCGCCATGGGTCATGCAACCGCTTGCTTTCGGCGTTTTCAGCGGTCATACGTCCTCCACGTCTCTGCAATCGCCTTGAAAATCGGGTAGGCCTGCTGCGGGACAACCGCATTTCCCAAGGCCCTCACTCGGTCCACCCTTCCGGGAAACCCATGTACCACTCGCACCACGTCGGGTTCAGCTGCCCACCAATCTGCACCACGAGCGGCTCCGTACATTGCGCTCCCGGCATCCGAGCTCCGCCCTTCGCGGATTGGCAGTCCCTCGATAGCAACGTCGGGAACATCTCCGGCTTCAGGGCTATCGCCCGAAGTTGCCTTCCCCTCTTTATTCCGTCCGTTGACGCCGCCCCGTTCGCATCGCTTGTTTTCATTGTGGGCCACAATGAAAATTCTGTTTCTCCGGTGCCACGCCCCGACGGAGCAAGCTGGAACAAGGAGCGGCACGACCTCGTATCCCGCAGCTTCCAGGTCAGTGCAAACGCGCTCGAATACCATTCCCTGCTCGATAGACAGGAGGCCAGGAACGTTCTCAGCGACAACCCAGGCCGGCGCAAGCGCACGTACGACTCTAAGCATCTGCGGCCATAGGTGGCGGTCGTCCTGCGTGCCTCCTCTCTTTCCTGCGACGGAAAACGGCTGGCACGGGAATCCGCCGGAAACAAGGTCAACTGGACCGAGGTCGGCGTCGGGGAAGTCCTTGATGTCTGCGCACCTGTGGACTCCCGGCCAGTGCTTGGCCAGGACTCGGCGGCAGTAGTCGCTCCGTTCGACCTGGGCGATGGTGCGGAAACCTGCCCACTCAGCGGCAAGGTCAAGCCCTCCGATACCTGAGAACAACGAAACATGAGTCACCACCTTCTCCCGAACGTCTCGCGGTTCCACGCCCTCATCCTGCGCTCCCAGTCCGCGTCCTCCGCCTCGCGCTCCACCCTGCGGCGCCGGATCGCTTCGATGGCTGCGGCGCGGGTCATGGTTTGCGCTCCCACACGTGGTATAAACCGCATCGCTTGCATGCGCGTTGCCTCCATCCGTTTCGCTCCATACTCTCGGCCCATCGGTGCCAGTCGCCGTATCGTCGCGGTTCGTCGGCTCGATGTCGGCATGTGTGCGCCTTGTCGAAACCACCATGCACAGGGCAGGACATTGGGTTGATATCGCAACGGCACTTATGGGTAAGGAGTGTATCAACGCGGGTCACTGGGCACGCTCCGGTTTCTGCCACCTGTAGACGTATCCGCCGCCTCCATGCTTCGGAAGCATCGACCCGAGGGCTCCGCAGACCGAGCACCACCCGCGCGGATAGATGGATGTCTGAGGATAAAACCATGTAACCTTGCCGTCTGGATGCCTGCATCGCTTGCTCATTTGCCGTCGTCTCCTTGTTTTGCGATGCGGTCCTTGATCTCGTCCGCCATGATGGAGCTGAGGTTGTCGTATGCCCTTGTCAGCGTCTTGACGCCGTTAGCCAGGCCTCCCAGTTCGCTTCGGTACGTGGGCAGGTGCAACGTGATGCGCTCCAGCTCATCGATGCGCCGGTCCATGTCGTTCATCCGCGCCCAGTGGCTTTTCTCCTTGCGCTCCAGCTCTGCCACGCGGTCCTCCAGCGTTGGGTTGTCCAGCGCGGGGTCCTCGCGCGTGGCGTCCGTGGGGGTGGGATCTGGGTAGCGTGAGCTAGCCCTTTCGACCGCGCTTTCCTTGCGAATGGGAGTCCAGCTATCTCCTGTCCAGCATTCGTGTACCCCAGCAACAAACGCCTCCAGCTCTCGCCTGCGGGTCATGGCCTCCCACTCTGCAACGCGCTCTCTTTCAGAGGCCCATGTGCGGAATATGCCGGGCTCCGCAGGCTCGGCGGGGACGGGCTCGGGACGGTAGCAGGCGTACCTGGGTTCTGCACTGGTTTTATGTTTTTTATTCCACCGGCAACCGCCTTCTATGCATCCGAAGGTATTGTACGATCCTCGATTCCCGCACCTCACCATCTGCCCGGCGTCGGGAGCATGGTCCAGGGCGCGGATGGCGTTATGTAATCGTGTTTCAGGATGCTCCCCCTTGTGGGATTCGTCGCCTTGGCGGGTCCATACTTCCCATAACTTCGCCGCCTCGATGACGGCCTGCTCTTCGCGTGTTGAGCTCATTTCGCTTTTCCTTTCTTCTCGGGGACACAGGCGGGACATGCATCGTAGTTCAACGCGCAGTTCCGATCCTTCTCATGTAGGCTTCGATGTCTGCAACGCTCATGGCATGTCTTCCGCTTCGCGCACGGCTTCATCCACTGCGCTTTCATGCTTTGCCTCCGTGCAGTGCATCCAAAAGATCGTCAAACTCCCTGACGTACTTTGGCCCCTGGTAGCCCTGGGGCGCATGGTTTGCGTATAGCTCCCATACTGCTTTGTATTCTGGATCTTCGTGGATCGCCGCCAGACGATCCGCGAATACCTGAGCCGCCTCCCTCAGCTTCGCTCCCATGGCGAGGAGCGGGTCGATGTCCTCCACAAGGTATATCCGATCCTGAGATAGGGACCGAATACGCACTACGTCACCATGACCAGACGTAAGGCGAACGGCATCCATTGGTGTGTACTTCACCGGCTCATTCATGGGGCGCTCCTTTCTTACATGCTCCACGGATCTTTTCGATCTCGGTAACGGTAGGAACAACCTTGCTGTTTTCTATTTCCGAGATGCGCAAAGTAGACATACCGATTTTCACTCCTATCTCTCGCATGGTCTGACCGGTATGTACTCGAAGCAAATGTAGAGAGTCTCCGATGGTCATGCCCCGCTCCTGTATGACGGCCCGTCCGGCGCCTTCGGTGCGGGATGCGCGGCAAAGTAAGCGCGGGCCAGTTTGACAATCGCTTCGTAGCCATATTCAAAATCTCCGCCCTCCGTCTCCTCATTGCCGTCCTCATATTCCGGCGCCAATTTCTGCCTGGCAATCTGTCGCAAGGTATCCACCGCCTCCGCCAGCTCCGCACGCATCTCGGCAAGCTTGGCGTCCATGAAGGCGAGTTCATCACGCAGGGTTGCCTCGATTTTGGCAACTTCCCTCTGCTTCATTTGGTCGAACTTGGCCTTCATCTTGTCGAAGTTATCACTCATCTCTTCCCCCTTTCGAGCATCTCGCTCCAGCTCCGAGATCCGCTCCGCCTGCGCCTTGTTCGCTGCCGCAAGCGTGGAGATATCGGGATGCGCGCGGTTCCAGGCGGCGGAGGCTCCATCGCGGGTTTCGGTCAGCGGACCCGATGCCCCGCAAGTGCAAATGCAGTGATAGTAGTCAACGGTCCCGATTTGCATATAATGGTGCACTCCCGCCACCCCTCCGCATCCGCATGGGTTCAGGGTCATGGCGTGGCACCCCTGCGTATCGTCGGACTGCCAATCGACGCCCAGGCTGATTCTATAGGCGCCTCCTTTCGCAACCTGGCCATATATTCATCGATGGCTTTTGCGGCGCGGTTGTAGGCATTCAAGGCGGCGCATTTGTTTCTCGAAGCCTCATCCTCTCGCTGTCTTGCGTCTGCAATAGCCTGTTCGCATTTGAGCAGTTCTTTTTCCAGGTCTGCGAGCGGAACCACCGGCCTGTCGTCGATATCCATCTTGGCTTCCATCATGTCCCTGCCTCCTTGCGTGCGTCGATGACGGCGGAGTCGATACTACGCGCTTCGATGGCGCCTTTTCGCCATTGCCCAAGGGTAAACCCCGCAACCGTCGTACTGTCCGGGTCGTGCTCGAACAACAGTAGGTAGTCTGCCGCCAGCACAATAGCCGCCTTTCGGAATCGCTCCGCCGCATCCGCCAGCTCGCGCAGGGCCTTGTCCTTGCGGTCGATGGCGGTGTCCTGTTTCTTGATGCGACTGATTGCGTCGGTATAGTCCTCCTCAAAGTGGAACAACGTCTTTTTACCCATCTTCTCCTCCTCCAAGCCGCCGCGCCGATTTGAACGGCGGACCTCGTGATCACAAATCTAGCGCTCTACCAACTGAGCTACGGCGGCAAATAACGCGCATCACCTGGACACCTTTGGCTCCTTTTTACGTTCTTTGTATTGGTCACAGTTATGAGTTCTGTATATGTAGACAGCATGGATATTGGTGCATGATCCCTGATTTATATTGCTTTTGGGATTCGCCTTGCACCAAACACAGTTAGTACATTTCACCGTGTCGTCTCCTTTCAAAAGGCGGATTGATTCGGCGCCGAAGTGGCTCTCGTTGCCCTAACTCGGCGTTCCCGGATAGACTCCGGTCCGATCTTGCTTCTTCCGAATCAATCCGCATATGGAGCGTACCGGAGTCGAACCGGTTTTTTCGCGCCCAGGCTCCGCCCTGCCACGCCCCCAAAGTGGCGGACCGGGATTCCTCCGATCCGCCGACGCAAGTTGGACTAAAAGAGCAATCCCGCAGTTACAGCGCGGTCCTGTCGCATTGGGTGTCACGGCGCTCACTCCGTCCCCAAAGCTGTTGACCAGAAATCCAGAAGCTCCCCCTCCTCGACCCGGCGCATGGCCTGGGAGTGATGTGAAACCCGCACAACGTGCGTTAGACACGGCTCGCCTCGATGGCGGCCAATATCTTGCTCTGTAAGCACACCCATGCCCGCGAGCACGTACGCACCCCCATGGAATGGATCATACCGTGGTGCTCCGCACAGAGGGCCAGGAGGTTGCTCGCCTTGTCCGTTCCTCCGGCGCCGCGCGTTCGAATGTGGTGCGGCCATTTCATGGAAGGCTTTTCGCAAACTTCGCAAAACGGATGTGCAGTCCTATATGCGAGGTACTCCTTAGAGTATGTCATACGACTCCACCAGCTTGATATTATATTCAGCCGCCCTGACATGACACCACTCGATAGCCGCCGCTTCCACTACCGAAGTTGCGTCCGCCTCGCTTATAGGGACAGATTTCCCGAGTATCATTACACGCGGCCATTCCGGGCAGTCCTCTTTCATCGCGGCCTTCATTTCGCTCATGTGATACCCGAGTGATGCGGCTATCGTGGCAAGATGCCCATGGAGATGATGGGACGCTGAGAACGGTCCCGTGCTCCTTGGCTTGCTTTGATAGCCGCACTTCGGGCAAATCATCTTGCCGACTCCGCGGGATCGTCGTCCTTGAATCCCTTGTCCGCATCGGCCGAAAGACCATCCCTCTCCTTGGCGGTTTTCATCCGATCAGTCACCAGCTTTTCCAGGTCGGCGCACTCGGACGAGAAACGTGGAACTTCCCATCCCTTGGTATGTATCGTTCCGCGCTTCTCCTCGATCAGCCCCGTGTCGAAGGCGGCCTGGATGCGGGCGATGTATGGCGCGAATGGATCGGCTTTCGACCCTTCCGGCTCGGAGTGTCCCATCGGCTCCTCTTCCTCTGGGTCAGCGATGTCCTGCGTGAAGATATCGGACGCGGCGCACGCCGTGATCGTCGCATCCACGACGGCGCGCTTCTTCGCCATCTTCAGCACGGTATTGTACGTGTCGGCGATGTCGGGATTTTCCTGCCTGGAAGAATCCTTGTACTTGACCCAGCACCATGCCCCGTCGATCTTTTTCATCCCGTAGCCCTGCTTGCGGTATTCCTGTTTTTTCTCCTTGGAGTCCGCCGGGATAGGGTCTCCAGTGTCCTCGAAATCAGCGATGTTACGGTAGCGGTACTTGCTTTCCATCGTCGAACAGTTGCCGACGCCCTGCCCAGCGAAAGCCCCGCCCTGGTGCCACAGGTCACACGTGACCTCGTACTCCCGATGCCCACCTGGAAGATCGTTCCGCGTAACGGTGAACTTCGGGAGAAGGCGGAAAGTGAAGCCGAGTTTTTCCGCCCCCGCTTTCAGCAAGGAAACTTTGTCGGTCCCTGGGATCTTGCCGTAGTGGGTTCCGGGTTGCATGACGGATTTCATCAAGGCTTGGATCTTGTCCACCTGAGCCTTGACTTCCGTCACCTCCATGCCCATCTCGGACGGCCGTACCATGATATCGCCCATCCCTATTCCTCCTTCGTTTCGACGTAGAACTTGTCCTCGCCGTCGATCAGCTCGACGCAGTCGGGGACCTCTCCGGTGGCCTCGATGAGTTTCTTCATCGCGGCCTTGGGTACGCTCTTCTTGATCTCCACGATGCTGGGGGTCCTCGCCTCGGCGTACGCGACCACGGCGACGGCGTCCTTGTACTCCATGCGCCCAGGGGTGGCCTTGAACCCGGCGCGGCCGAAGGGCAGGTCGATGCTCCGCTTCTTCCGCCCCTCGATGGCGGTCTTGATCCACGGCTCCAGCTTGGCGCTCATGTACTCGATGGTCTGGTCCTCTGCGGCGTTCGCCTTGGCAAGCCAGGCATCCACCTTATCGCGCTCCCGCTGTAGGCGCGCGTATTCCACCTGCGCAAGCTCCCGGTTGCGCTCCATCTGCCGC